CTTCCCACTGCGTGACCAGCGAGCGTGCCTCCTCGTGCGAGAGCGCGGTCCAGCTCATGTCCCACGTCCGGCACGGGCTGTGATAGATGCGCCGGCCGAACAGCGGCCCGTCGCCCTTGCTCTCGGTGCGAACGCCGGTGAACTTCGAGGTCCGGCGGACGACGGGAGCGACGACGCCGCTGTAGGCGTTCTCCGCGCCCGCGCCGGGATAGCGGAAGCGGAGCATCAGGAGAGCCCCGCCTTATCGAGAGCCTTCTGCACGCGCTCGTTCAGGACGCGCATGCGGTACTTGTCCGCGCGCTTCGCCCGCCAGCGACGACGGAATCCGAGGCGCGCGGGGATCTTCACCTCATCGGCGAGCATGAACCAGAATTTGAACTCCCCGTCCTGCTCGCTGACGATGAACGCCTTTCCGTTCGAGGTGTTCAGCAGGAAGCCGCCCGGCACGTCGCGCGCTCGAGTGAACCGAACGCGGCCGGCGCTGGTCTTGTTGTCCGGCAGCGGGATCGTGAGCGCCTTCGCGCGCTTCGGCCTGATTCGGCCGCCCTCCTCCTGGATCCGCACGTAGTGCGCGGTGAGCGAGTCACCGATCGACACGCGCATCTCGAGGGTGTCGGCGGTCGTCCCGGTCACGATCGGCCCTCGGATCGAACGGCGCAGCGCGCCGGTGCGGTTGATGAGCTTATCGTCCGTCGCGTTTCCGCGGAACGGACCAGACTCGCGGCCGGTGAACACCTCCTGCATCGTCTCGACGAAGTCGTCCCCGATCTGCTCGAGGCCGAACCTGAGCGATTTCTCGAGGAGGTTCGGCACCTTGCTCATCGCGAGCCGGAACTTGTCGTCGTCGAACTCGAGGGAGACGTTCTTCCGGGCCATCAGACGATCACCCGCCGATGGCGCTGTAGGGCCGCCTTCACCATCGGGAGGAAGCCGTAGGTGCCCGGAGAGAAGTTCGTGCCCTGCCCGCCCGTCGTGTCGACGTTGCCGCCGAGCGCGTCCTGCCGCTGGAGGCGGTAGAGGATCTGCATCTCGGCCGCATCGGTGAGCCAGCCGTGATCGGATCCGAGGTCGCCCGTCGTCTCGAAGAAGCCGCCGGTGTACGTGACCTCGACGAACAGCGGGTCGGACGACTGGTCGTTGAGCAGCGTGATCGTCCCCGTGCGCGGGTGCAGGATGAAGTCCTCGTCGATCGTCAGCGCGGTCGCGCTCGAGAGCTGCGAGGGGAAGGCGCTGCGCTTCACCACGAGGCCGCTCGTCGACACGTTCACCGCGTCCATGCTCAGAGCCTTCGAGAACTTCCGCAGCTCGTAGCGCTCCGTGCGCTCAGCCCGCAGCGTGTGCAGCCCGAGATAGTCGCAGACCGCCGTGCTCACCTCGGTAATCATCGAGCCGATGAACGCCGTCCGCGAGTCGCCCGCGTCCGCGAGGTCCATCTTCGCGATGATCTTCGCAGCGGTCGACAGGTCGATCGGCTCGAGGTTGTTCGTGAGGTTCGGCACGGCGCGCGGGGATCAGGCGTCGGACTCGGGGGACTCGTCGGGCTGCTCGAGGTCGGCCTCGATCGGCTGCTCCGGCTCGACCGCAGCGTCCTGCTCGCTCACCCGGAAGGCGCGGCGGTTCGCGAGGACCATCGGATCGTCGGCGGGGTAGGGCATCCCGGGCAGGAAGGTCCGACCGCCGATCCGCGTCGGCTCCTCCGAGATCAGCTCGACAGCCGCGCTCGAGGCGCTCCGTGCGCCCGCGTACTTCGTTTTGCGCTTCGCCATGACCGATCAGCCCTCCTCGGACTCGGAGCCGGCAGCGGGGCTCTCAGGGGCCTTCGCCTTCCGCCGGGTCTTCTTGGCCGGCTTCGGCTTCTCCTCGAGCTCCTCGAGCGCGGCGAACACGCCGTCGACCATCTCCTTCGCCAGCTCGGCGTCGGAGGGAGCGGCGCTCGGGAGCGCGTCGAGGTCGATCTCGCGCTGCGGCTCGCGGATGTTGAGGGCGCCGCTCTCCGCGGGCTGGCCGGCCTCGAAGCGATCCATGCGGACGCGCACGTCGGCGGGGAGTTGGTCTCGGCCGATCACGACCGCGCCAGCGGGGGCCTCGTCGATCGACTGGAGCTTGTGCATCTGGCCGGTCATGTTCGCGATCTCGGCGAGGTAGCGGGAGGTCAGGTCGACCACCTCGCCAGCTCGAGCCCAGATAGCGGGCTTCCCGTCCTTCGCGGGCCAGTGGAGGGCGCGGCTCGGCATCACGAGGTAGAGGCCGGTGATGGTGCGCGTGGAGATCTTGTTGGGCATGGGTCTGATGTTGGGAGAAGGATCAGGTCAGCACGTTGAACTCGAGCTCATCGGCGCCGCCCGTGGATTTGTCGATGGCGAAGCTGGGGCCATCGCTGCCCCAGAGCACCGCGTTACACGCGGCGTTCGTCACGCCGCCCGTGCCGAACGTCGGGGCGAAGCGGATGTAGCGCTTCCGCGCGAGCAGGTCGAGGACGCCCTCGAGCGTCGTGTTCTGGAGGACGTTGCGCCAAGCGAACTGCGCGCCGCTCACCGCGGTCCAGCCGGTCGACCCGTCGTCGCTCTCCTCGATGTTCGCGACCTTCACCTGAGGGGAGGTCACCGCACCGAAGGCGAAGCTGATATGCGCCCAGCGCCAGCCCTTCGTGTCGAGCACGATCGGCGTCGCGGATGCGCCAGCGCCATACTCGTCGGGAGCGAAGAGCATGACCACGCGGCCAACGCTCGAGAAGTCTGTTCCGGCCATCGGTGGAGGAGGGGGAGGAGGAGAAGGGGGGAGCGGGCGAGCGACCTCGAGTAGATCGCCCGCCCGCGTCAGCGTCAGGAGAGGACCCTGAAGGTCAGCTCGTCGGCCTCACCGCTGCCGGAGTTGATGTACTCCGCGGTGTTGGCGCAGCCGTACAGCACGCCGACGATGGCGATGTCGCTCGCACCGCCGGTGCCGGTCGTGGTGTCCAGCTTGATGTAACGCGCCTGCTGCTCGAGATCGATGACGCCGTGGAGCACGGTGTCGTCGTCCGTCGCGGCGACCGTGAAGGTCGCGCCCGAGATGGTCGAGAAGGAACCGCCCGAGGCGGTCGCGGCCTGGACGTTGATCGTGCCGTCCGCAGTCGCGGCCACGGCCCCGGTCATCACGGTGACGTGAAGGAAACGCCAGCCGAGGGTGTCCAGCTCGATGCCGGCCGGGGTCGCGCCCGCGGCATGCTCGTCGGGGTCGAGAAGCATGACGACGCGACCCGCGCTCGTGAAATCGGTTGCACTCATAGTGTTCTCCGAGGTTGAGAGTAGAAGAAGAGGGTCAGCGTCAGGCTCAGATGCCCGACAGGTCGAGGCTGCTCGAAACAGCGAACGCGGTGGGCTGCGTCACAGCCACGTCCACGTCGATGTAGGCGACGATGTGCGTCTGGCGCTTCTGGAGCGCGTCGTCGGCGACGTTGGAGGCCTCGATGGAGAGGTTGTTCCAGGTCGCGAGGACGGCCTTGCTGAAGTCGCCGAAGATCGCCTCGGTGTTCGAGCCGCCGGCGAGCTGCGTCGTGCGGCGGAACGGGTAGCCGAGGATGTTCGTCTCCATGCCCGCGGAGAAGACCTTGCGGCCCATCTCGAGCGCGGTGCCCGCGGAGCCGCCGCCCAGATCCGTGCTCTGGATCTGACGCGCAGCGCGCACGAACTTGTTGGCGACAGCCCAGCCGAGGCTCGAGGCGCCGGAGAGCGCGTTCGCGTCAGCGAGGGCGTCCTCCATCTCCAGGAGCGCGAGGTAGAACTCGGGCTTCACGGCGTCCGGGGTCGGCGACGTGTTGATCGCGTTCGCGAACGAGACCGTGTTCACGCCGGTGGTGTTGTAGATGCCGATGGGCTGGCCGGACGCGCCGGTGCCCTTGAGAATCCACTGGTTCCAGGTGAGCGCAAGCTCCTCGGCCATGCGGCGGCGGATGAACTGGTCAGCGCCGACGCCGAGCTGGAGGAAGCGGCGCGAAGCCTTCACGTAGGACTGAGCCGTGTGCGGCTCCATGCGGTGGTTGCCGAACGCGAGGTCGGCCGCCGTGTTCGCGTTGTTCTCCGCAACGTAGTCGACGGTCGGGCCCGTGGTCTCGCGCGGGATCTCGACGACGCCAGCGCCCGTGACCGGGAGCTGCGTGATGCCGAGGTCGAGCGCGATCACCTGCGGACGCAGGAGCGGGATGATCTGCTCCTCGTACACCTGGGTCGGGACGAGGAAGCCGCCGGCGGTGTCCGGCACGGTGCCCATGTCGTACAGCTCGCGCGACATGGAGTACTCCATGGGGCAGTACTTCTCGAAGGCAGCGATGCCCTCAGTGTGAGAAGCGGTCAGCCCCTGGAAGACGCGACCGAAGTTGTAGGTCTCGCCGTCGAAGCTCTCGGTCTCGGAGCCGGGCAGGTCGTGCTTACGGCCTTCCTTCTCCTGCGAGTCGAGGCGCGACTCGAGCGCGCTCATGCGCTCGTCGACGGCCTTGCTCGCGTTCGTGACATCGACGAGACCTGCGGCCACGGCGTTGCTGATCTCCTGATGGAGAAGAGCGCGCGCGTCCTTCAGCTTCTCGTCCCGCCCGGTCTCGATCTGATCGTGATCCATTCTTGGGTAAGGGGTCAGGGCTTGAGGCCCAGGGTCTCGGCGATGAGGTCGTAAGGATCGACCTCGGAGGCGTCGCCGGAGAGCGCCTCGTCGGTCGTGGGAGTCGCGTGCTCGTCGCTGATCGCGTCGAACACGAGGTCGTAGAGGTCGGTTGCCTGATCGTCCGCCTGATCGGCGAGCTGCGCCCGGAGGTCGGCGACCTCGGCGCGGAGAGCCTCGAGCTGCTCGCGCATCGCGGACACCTCCTCGCCGTAGGACTGCTGGACCATGCCGAGCGTCGTCGGCGCGTCGTTCGAGATCACGGGCGATTCGGCCTCGAGCGCGGGAGCTTCCTCGCTGGAGTCCTCGAGCCCGAGCACCGGGACCATCACGCGCGTCGGCTCGTCGATCTGACGGGCGAGCGACTCGCGGAACGAGCCGAGCGTCTCGTCGGCGTAGACGCCGGCCTGAGCGAACTCGGCGAGGCGCTGCTCGAGCGAGTCGCGCGAGTCGATCGACATCTTCTGGGCGTTCTTGTCGCGGCCGAGCGGCGTGATCGAGAACTCGATCAGGTTCGCCTTCTGGATCACCGCGCTGTACTTCTTCATGCCGAGCTGCTGCTGCTCGTCGTCCGTCGGCGCGCGCATCTTCTCGATGTCGAAGCCGACCGAGCCGTTCGTCAGGTGCCCGGACGCGACGAGCGCCTCGATCATCCCGGCGAACTCGTACATCTCGGCGTCGACGAAGCTCACGTCGCCGGTGAGCGCCTTGAACTTCCGACCCCCGCGCTTCATCTCGACGCCCTTCTGGAGGTTCTCCACCTTCCCGATCGGAGGACGCGCCTCCTGGACGTTGTGGTCGTACAGGAGATTGGAGCCGCGGTACTTGAACTCGCGCAGGTCCCAGGCATTCGCCTGCACTCGGTCGTTCATCGGCGGGATGAGATCGTCGGACACGAGGACGTAGCTGTAGCGCGGGCGACGCTTCTTCTTGTCCTTGTCCTCGTAGTCGCCCATCCCGTAGCTCGCCGCGCCGGCCTTCGTCAGCGTGGAGAACTTGTGAGCGACTCGCGTGTCCGTGGGCTCGCCGTCGCGATAGAGCTGGATGAGAGCGGCCGGGTCGCCCTCGGTGCCCTTCACCTTCACGTTCGCGTTCGGCACGTCGATCGTCCCGTCGCGCTCGACGCGCTCGATCTTCCCGCGCGCGCGGCCGCCGGAGCTATCCCAGCTCACCATATCGCCGACCTTCAGCCCGTCGGGCGAAGCGTAGGCGGCATCCGTCAGCGCGTAGCGCAGCAGACCGTCGCCGGCCTCCTGGCGAACGGCCATCCAGTCCTCCGCGGAGACGCCCTCGAGGTCGGTGTCCTCGATGGCGCCGGCGCGGTACTTCGTGAGGAGGTCGGCGTACTTCATGAGATCTCGAGGTCGGGGTCGTCGAGCGGGTCGCGGCGGCGGGTCGCCCGGAAGGTGCAGCGGCAGTTGATTACCTCGCCAGCACTGCCGCGTGGATCGTGGGGATGGCGCAGACCGTTGTCGAACGCCCCGCCGAGCTGGACTCGCGTGCCGTGAGCAGCCACGTGTGACACTCGAGTCTTCTCGTCCCTCGAGGCGACCCACATGATCTCTTCGACTCCAGCCGCCTGAAACTGCTTATAGCGCGCGATGTTCGCCGCGCGCCCCGTCTCGGTCTGCGCGATCGTCGCCGCTCGAGCGTCCTTCGTGCCGAACACCTTCTTCAGCTCGGGCGTCAGCTCGGGCAGCGTCTCCTTGATGACGTTCCGCAGGTTGCCCGCCGGCGACAGCTTCACGAGCACGTCGGCGATCTTCGCGCGCACGCGGCGGGTCACCGTGGAGGTGACGCCCTCGGCGAGCTTGATCTGCTGCGTAGCGAGCGCCTCGACCACGTCCGGGTGACTCACGTCGATGAGCATCTCGCCGATCTCGCCGGCGGCCTCGCGCAGCGCGAAGTCGTAGACCTCCCGGAGCGCGACGCGCACGTCCCTCGAGAGCTTCCCGGCCCACACCGTCTCGCTCAGGAGAAGCGCATCCCACGCTTCCTCGGGGATCGCGGCCGGGTTCACGTTCTCGTCGAAGATCGAGAAGCGCCGCAGCCCGTTGTTCGCGATGCGCCGGAGCTGCGAGAGCTGCTCCTTCTCGTAGCGCTCGAGCCACTTCTCGACGCGCTTCGCGAGCGGCTTCGACAGCTCGAGCTGCCC